CAAACGCAAATCAATACGCTTACAACGAATCTATTTACGACTGGTAGTACGCTTGCAACGAATTTATTTACGACTGGTAGCGGTTTACAAACGCAAATCAATACGCTTACAACGAATCTATTTACGACTGGTAGCGGTTTACAAACGCAAGTTAATAATTTATATTTACAAATCTATAATACAGATTCAAACCTTAATGATAAAATAGATTCTCTCAGTGGAGTTTCTGTCTTAACTTTTGGTAATCAACAAATATACGGTAATAAAAATTTCTATGATACAATTTTTATAAATAATCTTAATGTAACTGGAACAGAAACGGTTATTAATACTCAAAATTTTAATGTTCAAAGTCCTTATATACTCTTAAATTTAACTGGTGGAGCAGTTGATGGTGGTATATTCTTTGTTACAGGATCAGGACTAACTGGCGTAAATGATACTGGACCAATAATTGGTTTTGATCATAGTGATAATTTTGTTTTTGGTATATCTACAAGAGCAAGCGACTTATCAACATTAAATAAGATCGCTTCTAGACAAGATATACAGAATTATAGTGGTATCGCTGATAATAAATTCGCAACAATAGTTAATTTAAATTTAACTGGTTCAAATCTTCAAAATCAAGTAAATACTATACTATCTAATCAGCAGATATTTACAACACAATTAACACCTGGTCTTGATTCTTATCAAATAAATTATCCAATACCTTTTACTAATTCAATACCTAAAATTCAAGCTATATTAGAAGTTCCAGGAAATATATTATATAATTTAAGTATAAGAAATATTAATATGACAGGCTATACAGGTTTATTATCTGATGATTTATCTGAGGTAGGCGCAAAAATACACACTTTTGCAAGTATACAATAATACTATTAAGTGTAATTTACTAGATTCTTTAGTTCGCCTTTAAAAGCGACAATTTAGCGCAAGCTAATAAAAAGAATAAGGATATGGCAAATATATTTAAGGCTAAAACTTTAATAGGTAAAAGTGGGATTTTTTCTCAAGAAGTAACTGCTCCTAATTTAGTATATAACACTGGCGATCAAATTATATTTGGAAATAAAACTTTTTTAAATAATATTCAAATTTCTGGAACTGGTATTTTTAACGCTGTAGACTTAAATAATATTAATGAATTTGAATTTTCTGGTATAAATATAGATTTAGTTGATAGTAATGTTTATGTTTCTGGCGGAAATATTTATATTTCTGGAAATCCTATAATTACAGGAGTAAATTTATCTTCATACGCTTTATCTAGTCAAGTAGTTTATACTACTGGAAACCAAATAATTTCTGGGAATAAAACTTTTATTAATAATCTTGAAATTCAAGGAACAGGCATATTTAATTATCTAGATTTAAGTAATATTAGTGAATTTAATTTTTCTGGGACAAATATAAATTTAATAGATGGAAATGTTAATATCTCGGGTGGAACAATGTATATTTCTGGTAATCGAGTATTAACTGGAGTTAATTTAATGCCATACGCCTTATCCAATCAAGTGGTTTACGTTACTGGTAATCAAGTAGTATCTGGTAATAAAACTTTTACTAATACAGGTTTTTTTGATGCTATTCAAATAACAAATAGTAAATTATCTTCTTATAATTATATTAGTTCTAATTTTATTTTTGGTAATACTTACATAAATATTGTTAATAGTTCAAATAATGTAATAGGTACTTTACCTAGTGGAATAATTTCTGGGATAAATTATTATGTTAAAAATCTTAATTCTGGAATATTATTAATAACAGGATCTGGTCAAAGAACTATAGATGGATTCTTTAATATTAGCCTTTACAAGAACGAAAGCTTGCAACTCTTGGGTGTAAATAATATAGGTTATACAGGTTGGATAACGCTTAGTGCGGATATAGGAGTTAGTTAAATGGCAGACATATTAAATAAATTAAATAGTGCAAATTATGTTACTGTTAAAGTGACAGATAATCCTATTACCAATGGAACTAATCTTCTGGTTACATATGAAAATGCAAAAACTAAAACTCCTAATGGTATTGCTTTATCAAGTTCTAATAGACTTGCGATTATACTACCACCAGGAATATATGATCTTGGAACTGAAAGTTTAATACTTGATGCTCAATATATAGATATAATAGGCTCTACAAACAATAAAGATGATCATTTTGTAAAAAGTAATAATGTTACTGGAGTTATAACTCAAACAAACAATGATATAAAATTATATAATCTAAAAATACAAAATATTGGCGCAGGATGTGATTATTACCCAAATACTAATTTAAATTTGACTTATATTGAAAATATATTTTTTGCTGGATCAAGTCCTACAAGAAACGGTATAAATTATAGTGGTAAATATATAAATTGTTCAGGAGGAGATAATTTTTTCGGTGGAACTTCGGTTATTTTAAGTGGATTCTTTTCAAATTGTATTGGCGAAAACTATTCTTTTGGATATATTCTTAATCCAATAAGTCCAGGAACATTCAACAGTTTATTAAGTGGTACTTTTAGAAACTGTAAAGCAGGAAATAATTCATTTACTGCCCATAATATAACTGGTAATTTTCAATATTGTACAGCAGGAAATAATTCATTTTTTGGAATTTTTATATCTGCGATATTAAGATATTGTACAGCAGGAAATAATTCTTTTATTGGCCCCTTAGAAGATACAGATTTTGAATATTGTGCAGCAGGAGATTATTCTTTTGGTTATGCAGTTGCGATCGGTACGGCATATAATATAACTTCATCAAGATTTAAATATTGTAAAGGTGGACTTTATTGTTTTGGAGGAGTTGCAGGTTTTAGTGCAGCAACAATAAATGGACAATTTATAAATTGTTTTTCCTCTTCTAATGGATTTGGAAATGATGGACCAAACGTATCAATAAATGAAAATTCAGTTTTTATAAATTGTACAGCATGTGGCCCAAGTCCTTATAGTATTAAAAAAGGTACTTATATAAATTGTTATGCATAGCTCATAATTTAAAAATATATGAAACACACTATATATAATAAAAAAACATCATCTGTATATCAAGATTTTAGCATTGTCGAGAATAAATCAGCAGTTTATTTAAATAATTTAAGTTTAAATTGTAATTCTACAGGTATTTTTGATGAACTATACGCGAATAATATATTAAGTAATTATACCAGTGAACCAAGTGGATATTTAACAGGTATAAATTATTCTGGTAATTATGATGCAGGATATTTTGTTGGAAAAATAAATATTCTAGAAGGACCTAAAGATGTTGTTCCATATAGAATTGGAGAAAAATTTAATCAATCTAATTTATTAAATCCAATTAATCCTTTATTTAAACAAGTAGCAGGTAGTTCAGATGGAAAATATTTAAGTGTTATAGCTGGAAATGTTTTTGGGGAGACGACAGGAAATATTTTTAATTCTAATAATTATGGAAAAACTTGGAATATTAACAAAAATATAGGAGCAAAGAATTGGTTTGGTATTGCAAGTAGTGCTGATGGTAAATATCAAACTGCAGTTGTTTTTTCTGGAAATATATATCTTTCAAAAGATTATGGAATTAGCTGGAATACGGAAAAAATTTTAAATCCTATCGATGGATACAGTAGATTTTCATCTGTCGCAATGAGTGCGAATGGCAGATATCAAACTGCGGTTGTTTATTATGATAGAATCGATGCAGAAACTCAACCAGAGTTTGGACTATATACTTCAAATAATTATGGTGAAGTTTGGGAAGCCCAAGGTTCACTTCAAATTCCAGGAAAAATAAATAGAGAAAGTTTACTTTTTAAAAGTTGTGCTATGAATGGAGATGGACGATATCAATTAGCCGTTTCTTATGCTTTCCCACCAAATACTGGATATTTTTATACTTCAAATGATTATGGAAATACTTGGATAGAAAAATATTTACCTATGTCAGTATCTAACCAAAGATATATGGCAGCATCAATATCTAATTTAGGCAGAGTTCAAGTTTTATGTACTCAATGGGTTCCATCAGATCCAGATAAAAAAAGTATTTTTATTTCAAATGACTATGGAGAAACATGGAACACTGGAGTTGGTCCAACTGGTATAGCCATAGATGGCATAGGAGGTATGAGTGATGATGGTTCGATTATGGGTGTCTGTGCATATAATGGGAAAATATATATATCAACAAATTATGGATCCGACTGGGTAGAAAAAAGCTCAGTAAAAAATTGGACTTCATTATTTTTAAGTGCTGACGCAAAATATTTAGTAGGAACAGTATACAATGATCCTTCTGGAATTTATGTATCTAGATCTCCAGAATTTATTAATGGAGATTTGTATGCAGATAATTTATATGCAAATAATTTAATTTATAATACTGGAAATCAAAATATTAGTGGAAATATATATGTCAATAATATTTACAGTAGTGGTGTATTTACTCCAAATTTAGCGGAAAATTATCCTGCATCATTAAATGTTAGAAGATATGTATCAGATTCAACTGTAACTTTTGGAACCGCTGCTCCGCCTTCTGGTCATATTAATTATTATCCATTTATATTAAAAAAAGATGCCATAAATCCAAAAATCTGTATAGAGAGTGTTTCTGCTGGTTCTGATACATCTATTAAGATTGGTATTTATTCAGGCGCGGGATTTGAAGGAGCGAAATTAGGTTATTCAGGAACAATAAATGTTTTAAATAGTAATGTTCCTAGAATTGAACGTTTAAATACTAATATTACTTTGCCTAAAGGATCTTATATCTTCGCATCTTGTAATACTGGAACATTAACTCCTATTACATTTAGAACAGTAAATACAAATGGTTTTTTAAGTTATTTTGGATTAGCCACGGGAATGACAACTTTCTTAGATGGAGGTAGTCCTGCGATTTCTGATTTTCTTATCTATGAAAGTGGATCAGATTTAAAGTCTATAATTGGCACAGGATTATGGAATAGATCTGTAAGATCTCCAGCAGTTTGTTTAGAATATTAAATAGACGATTAGAACTTTACTTTAAATTTATCTAAATTTAAAGTGTAATTTAGAGTATTATGATACTAAATACAGTTACATCTATAGCTCAAGAAATATACGAAGAAATGGGTGAACCAAGTGATTTTAGTATAGCAGCCATAGCAGCTTGGGTGAGAAGAAATGTAGGTGGTCTTGGGAATCTATTAAATATAGAATTTTCTATTGATGCTACAACTTTAGAAATTACTCCAAATCTTACGGATGTCCAGAAATATATTTTTAAAAAAATGTATTCAATTTATTTTTTTGATATCAAAATTAAAAGCGCTGGAAGTCTTGCTCTTACAGATTATGTTTCTATTAAAGATGATTTTGGAAGTGTGCAAAAATTAAATACAAATGAAGTACTAAAAAGTTTTTATCAAATTCGCAAACAGGAATATGAAGAATTAAAATCTTTAGTGGATACATATAATATAAATGAAATTACCCCACTTCAAGTTGCTGGAGATGATACTATATCAAGCTCTTATAGTTTTGAAAGGGATGCGTTATATAATATACGCACTATATATAACGCTGGATAAATAATGAGCTTTATCACTCCAAGCGTAGCAGAAAAATTTTCTCAAGAATTTGATAAATTTTTTGATTATTTTTCTAGAGATTTTATTGTTAATAAAGAACCATTAAAAGTTCTAATATCTCCGGCTACGACCCCATTATTTGGTTATGATTTACAATCAACTCCAGAATCTTACAATTATATTCCTGTTCAAGCTACATTTAAAGGAAGAATATCATATAATAAAAAACAAAGTGAAGATTTATTGGCCGATTTAAGAGTGAGTATAGCTGAGGGTATTGTTACATTAATTGTTAAAGAAAATGCAAAAAATTATATAGATAATGGGACAACTTTGAATATTCAATTTGATGGTAAAACTTTTAATAAAATTACAACAGCAGGAGTAAGAAAGTATTTAAATAATACATACTATCAATATTATTTGCAGGAGACAAAATAATGGCTTCAAAAATTAATAAGTCTATATTGAAAAATGAAATTGCTTCTGCTCAATTTAAAGCTTTGGAAAAAGAAGCCAAAATAATTGCTGATAAAATTCTTGAGAATAATAAAAAAGAATATATCTCTAAAATCTTAGAACATCCAGTCTCTCAAGAATTAGCTGATGGACCAGAAGCGGCAAATATATCTAATACATTAAACGGAGAAGGAAATCTTTATAGTTTTATTGGATTTGACGCGGGAGATAAACCCGTAGAAGATCTCATAGAGATTATAGAACAAAATACAAGAATACAACCAATTAAATCTAAAGGAGAAGTATTTAGCTTTCAAGTTTATACTCCGTCTTTAGAAGAACTTAAACCTTATACTCCTATGCCATTTGAAGGTGGAAATAGTTGGTTAAAAGGAATAGAAAAAGGCATATCTGGATTTAGTAATTATCTTTACGGCTTATTATTTCCTACAAGTCGTTCTGGCAAAGCTATTCAAAGTAAAAATAAAATTAGAAGACTATCCTATAAACCAACAAAATACTTTAGTGTTTTATATAAAAATTTTATAGAAGGTTTTAAATAAATGAAAGCTCAATTTAATAATATCGCTATGACAAGCATGTTATTTTGGTTTGATAATAAATTATTATCAAAAGGTGAAGCTTTTACAAATCATTCTAGTAACTTTTGGCCTATAGATACCAGATATTATGGATATTATACATATGGTGCGCCATTTAAACAAATGGTTATTGATGAATCTATAACAAATGCTAATATCATCAGCGGAGTATATATAAATGGAGTATTTACACAAGTTGGACAAAATTATTTAAGTGGAATTAATGCTACTCAAGGTCAATTATATTTTAGTCAACCTATAGTTGGTGCGCCAAGTTCAATAAGTGGTAATTATGCAGTTAAAGATTTTAATATATATTTAACTAGTGAAACAGAAGAAGATCTTCTATTTGAAACTCAATTTCAATTAAAGCCTCAGACTTATCAGAATCCTACTGGTTTAGCTTCAAATGCAGAAACGTATCCTGTGATATATCTAAAATATCAAGGTGGTTCAAATGAGCCTTTTGCTTTTGGTGGAATGGATACAACCTATATTAATGTAAGAGCTATAGTATTAGCTGATAATATATTTAAGTTGGATGCCGTTACTAGCATATTTAGAGATACTGCTAGGCAATTTATACCATTAATATACGATAATGAGATGCCATTTAATATGTTAGGGAGCTGTACTGGGCATTGTTTCAATTATCAAGAACTAACAGCCAATAAACAGCCTGATTATCAATATTTATATATTAATGATGTTAGCGTATCAAAAACTGATAGTAGGCTTAGTAATAGCTATAATAAATTAAACCCTAACCTTTTTACAGCATTTATTGACTTTGAGTTAGCGCAAAATCGTCAACCACATCAATAAAAAAAGGTAAAAATATAAAAAATAAGGTGTAATAACAATAAACGGAGAAACAATAATATGCCAAGAAATAGAATAATTTATCAATCAGAAGCTCTTTACGTTGGACCTGCTCCAGCAACAGGGTTTCATTTCGTTAACGCTGCAGGAGTAAAAACTAATAGACAAGAAGATGCAGGCGGATGGGCGTGGATTAGCGGTAATTTAGTTAAACAATTACAAAGAATACAAACCGCAAATTATAGTTTTAATGTAGAGCGTACAGATGTAAATCAATTTGGTCAGCTAGCAGCTATTGATCGAGTTATCTTGACTCAACCAACAGTATCTTTAGATTTTAGTTATATTAATGGTAATTTAGCTAATGAGAATATTCTTGGATTTACCATAGTTTCTGGAAATACAGATTCAACAGTATCTGCTATATCTGGATTTTTGAATAAAGTAGGTGATGAAAGAAATTATTTTATTCGTACTGTTGCAGAAGGTAATGATGCTGTTGGATACGCTGGAGCTACTGGTACAAATGGAATAATAGGCATTGGTAACGGATATATTACATCTTTTTCACACGAAGGATCTGTTGGTAATTTCCCAACTACAACTATTAACGTAGAAGGAACTAATATGAATTTCCAGCAAGGATTAAGTGGTAATTTAATCCCCGCTGTGAACCCAGTAAATGGATTACCAGTATCTGCTGATGGTACTACAGGAGTTTACTATCAAATTCCCGCAACGATACAAAATGTTGGTATTGGTAGCGGTAACGCAATTAGCGCCCTTCGTCCAGGAGATATTACTTTAACTTTAAGTAATACATCCGCAGGAGGAGCAGATGCTACTCAAGCTAATGTTCAAAGCTACACTTTAAGTTTTGATCTTGCTCGTACACCAATCGAAAAACTCGGTAACAGATTTGCTTTCGCAAAAGAAATTGATTTCCCATTAGCTGTAACATTAAGCGTAGATGCTCAAGTAACAGATATGATTACTGGTAATCTAGCGAATATTGTTGCAAATGATGGGCAAACTTATAATCCAGAAATAACTATTAAAAGTCCAACTGATTCTAATCTAATTATGGCTAATTATATTTTAAAAGGGGCCAAATTAGATAGTCAAGAATTTAGTTCTGATATTGGTGCTAATAAGACAGTAACCTTGACATTTAGTACTCAAGTTGGTGGTCCACAAGATACCAATAACGGATTATTTATTAACGGTCAATTCTAATAAATAATTAAATAAATTATAAAATAACCCTCGCGTCACTGCGGGGGTTATTTTTTGGTGTAATGTATTGTAAGGTCAAAGGTTAAAATAAAGGTAAAAGATTATGGAAAATGATCCTATCAAAGATATTACTCTTTTTCAGATAAAGAGGAAAATTACAAATATATATAAAAATTTCTTTTTTATTCTTGAAGATTTAAATGATTCTGGTTATAATATAAATGATGAAACTTATCAAAAAATACGTAAAAGAATACTCGATAACGCAAATGACGCTATAAGAGAGATAGAAGAAAGTTTTAGTAAATTAAATATATCAATAAAATGAGAAGCAAGAAATTAAATTATAGTTTTAGCATAGATCAAATAATAGAGGGTAATCTATCCGTGCAGAGTATACAGAAAAGTTTAAAAGATAACTTCGGCATTCTAAAACCTAGCCTAACTATTCTTAAAAATCCTAATTTTATTAAAAATTATAAAAATTGGGATGAAACTAAAAAACACCTATTTATAAAAACAATAGGCGGCGTAGTTTACTATGGAAAAATTAAAAAATATCTCAATGAGATAATAGAAAATAATGGAGAAAAAATATGAAAACAATGTTTGAATTTGATATTTATCATGAAAAAGAAGTAGAAAAAGTTGAAGTTTCTACCAACGAAAAAGGTGAAGAAGTTAAAGTAACTTCTAAAGTCAAGACTACAGTTCCAGTTAAACTAGCTATTAAGAAACCAACTCGTAGTCTTTTTGATGAAGCTGAACTTTTTTATGGCGTAAGATTATCAGAAGGTATTAAAGCTGGGTTATTGACTCGCGCCTTATTAGCTAAAAGATTTAATAATGATGGAGGAGTTTTAAGCGAAGAAGAACAAAAGGAATATAATGATCTTTATAATAATTTCTTAAATTTACAAGTTGATTTTCAAAAATTATCTTTGAAACAAGAATCATTAAGAACAGAAGAAGAAAAAAGTGAACTTGCTAAAATTATTGAAAAAATGACAGAAACAAGAGAAATGATACAAAAATATGAGATGGCTCAAGCTAATCTTTTTGAACAAACCGCAGAAAATAGAGCAAGAAATAAAACAATCATGTGGTGGGTTCTTCAATTAAGTCTCATCGAAGGAGAGGATAAGAAGTTAAAAGAACTTTTTGGCGAAGGAACTTATGAAGATAAACTTAAGAGATATGATGAAATTGAAGAATCAGAATTAGGCTTAGAAAAAATTGCTCTTCAAAAATTATTATATCTAATAAGTTTCTGGTATATCGGCAGAGCTGCAACTCAAGAGGAATTTTCTAAACTTCTTGACGCAATAAATAAAGATGTGAAAAAAGCGGAGAAATAATGATTGGAAAATATAGACAAAAATAAAATAAGGTTATTATTTGTTGATATACTCAAAGGGTATACAGAAGCATATTATAAAAATAACAAAATTTATTTCAAGCATAATACCAGTTTTGACTCTGGAGATATAGATTCAAAAAGACAAGATTTTATAAGAAAAGCTAAAAGTAACGGATTACCAACAGAAGAAGAAAAAGAAAAATATTTAATAACAGAAAAATTTTGGTCAAAAGAAAAAAATGAAGAAATAAAAAAGATAAAATCTTATATTTCTAATCTTAAGACAACGAAATCAAAACTATTTAGAAATGAAGAGATAAATTCAATTAATCAGCATATCAATGAAGAAACATTAAAATTAGTAGAATTGACAAGTGAAAGAAAGACCTTGCTAGGATTTACAGTTGAAGATTATGCTAATAAAAAAATTAATGAATATTATATGTTTAATTCTTTATTTAAAGATTCGTCTTTAAGGGAAAGGTATTTTTCTGAAAATGAATTTGATGAATTAGAGAATAAAGATATATCTGAAATAATAGAAATATACAATATTATAAATAGTAATTTTTCTGAAAAAAATTTAAAAAAAATAGCTTTATCATCTTTTTATCTTAGCCTTTATAATATGTGCGAAGATAATCCATATTATTTATATGGAAAACCAATAATACATCTCACTTTTTATCAAATTGAAGTATTTAGTTATTCAAGGTATTTTAGAAACGCTCTATCTGAAGCTAAACACAAACCGGCAGATGAACTATACGAAGACCCAGAAAAGCTTATTGATTGGCTTGAAAGTAGTAAAAATGCTGAGGAAGTACTTAATAAAAATAATATAAAAGAAAATAAAAAAAGTGAGGGTGCAGTTGGAACATCTATAATAGGCGCTAAAAAAGAAGATCTTGCTAAAATTGGTGCAGATGAAAATGGGGTAAGTTTACATGGAGAAGCGTTGAAAAAAGGTGGCACTTTAAGTATGCAAGATTTAATGAAACTACATGGTATTAAATAAGTAAAACTATCATAATTAAATATATTTTGTGTAATTTATTGTAGTAAAGGAATAAGGTATGGCAAGGACCTCGGCTACAATTTCAGTAGGTGCAGATACAAGGCAACTTGAAAGAGATATTCAAAGGGCTTTAGGGCGCGATTTTAAATTTAAAGGATTAAATGAAAAAGCCTTTACTCAGCCATTAGGTAGAATTACTGGTGCAGCCAATGAATTTCAAAAATCATTAGACGCTTCTAATGCTCGTGTTATTGCATTCGGCGCGAGTGCAGGTTTAATCTATACAGTAGAGAGAGCATTTTCGGCATTAGTAAAAAGCACAATAGATGTCCAAAAATCATTAACAGATATTAATGTTATTTTAAATGTTAGTAATAAAACTTTAGAAAATTTTGGTGGTCAATTATTTTCTATAGCAAAAAATACAGCTCAATCATTTGATACAGTAGCTCAAGCTGCAACAGAGTTTTCACGTCAAGGTTTAGGTTTAGAAGAAACTCTAAAGAGAACAAGAGATGCGCTTATTTTAACTCGTCTTAGTGGTTTAGATACAGTTAGCGCCGTAGAAGCCTTAACAGCAACAATTAATAGTTTTAGCGACGCAGCTCTAGATTCTACTACGATTATTAATAAATTAGCAAATGTTGACGCAGCATTTGCTGTTAGTTCAGCTGACTTAGCGGAAGCTATTAAACGAGTTGGAAGTTCTGCTCAAGATGCTGGAGTTGGATTTGATGAACTTCTTGCGATTGTTACAAGTGTTCAACAAACTACAGCAAGAGGTGGAGCTGTTATAGGTAACTCTTTAAAAACAATTTTTACCAGAATACAAAGAACAGATACTTTAGATCAATTGCAGGAATTAGGTATTCAAGTACGAGACTTGGAAGGTGGAACATTACCAGCTATACAAATATTAAATAATTTATCAACAACATTTGATAAACTTTCTGATGCTCAGAGAGCGCAATTAGCTGAAACTGTCGGCGGCGTATTTCAAATAAATATTTTAAAAGCTGCTTTAGGTGATTTGGGTAAACAATACTCTGTATATTCAAGAGCTTTAGAAACAGCTGGAAATGCTACAGATGAAGCAATTACAAGAAATGAAGCATTAAATCAAACTCTTTCAGCACTAATCAATAAAACTTTTGTTAATTTAACAAAGTTAGGTTCAGATGTAGGAAAAATATCTTTTCAACCAACTTTTGAAAGTGCATTAAATCTATTTAATAAGGGGCTAGAATCATTATCTACTGATAGTGAAGGAATTGGAGGTAAAATAGGAAAAGGAATTTTTCAAGGGCTTGGAGCATTCATTAGCGGACCAGGAGTTATACTTATAACTGCCGTCTTTGGAAAATTATTATTAAATTTAGCTAAATTTAGTAGCGAATCTTTAAAAACATTATTAAATGTAAATACTCAAGCAGAACAGCGCGCACAAATACAAGCAAGAATTAATCAGGTTTTATCTCAAGAGCCAGCTTTAGTTCAAGCTGTTTATAATAAACAAATTAGCGTATTAGATGTTGAAAATAAAATATTAAATATAATTCGTCAACAAACATTAGAAAGAGAAAGAGCTGCGGCACTTTCAACAACAATCGCGGGTGGTTTATTAGGAAAAGGAGTTACTACTAAAGGAGGGACATTAAAAGCAAAAAGTGGTGGATTTATACCTAATTTTGCAATGAGTGAAATTTTTGGAGCATTAGCTGGAGGATATAGTCCAGGAAACATAAGAAGAATGAATATCCCTGGAGAAGGACCTATAACTTATAATAGCGCAGAAAAAGTAAAAAGATTTCCAGGACTATCTCAACCTGCAATTATGCCCCCTAGTCAAAGCTCTGCTGGTAAAAATTATAAAGATGCATTTGGTTCAATTTATGGATTTAATCCATATGCAGCAGAAGGATTTATACCTAATTTTTCTGTAACTTCATTAATTAGTCAAACTATAAAAGGAAATATTAGTCAACAAAAAGCCTTAACTCAACTAAAAACTGAACAAGATAAAGCTAAATATTTACAGGGAGTTAAAAATGCAAAGATGGTAGAAAAACTACCTGAAGCCATATATAATGCAAGTTCTCTTGGTGTTGTTGGAGTAGCTGGAAGCCGTGGGCCATTTACAGTTAGTACAGAATTTAGAAAATTAGGATATCCAAATGATCCAAGGTCAGTAACATTTGCTGGTATACAAGGTAGAACTTTAGATGATCTAGCTAGTTCTTCAATAAGAAATGAACAACAATTTTCAACGAGAATAAACGCTTTATTTGCTAATCCTCTTTATAATTTAGCGAGTGAAATATTTGGAAAAGTTAATCCAGATCCAAAATTTCTTAATTTGTTGCAAAATTCTACTAGAAAAAATATAAATTTATTTCCAAAAGGAACTGAAGGTTCTATATTTGAAGCTGCTGTAAATTTAGGAGTAAAAAAAGGAACAGGTGCATTAGAGCAAGCTTTCAATCAAGATACAGCTCAAAAACCATTTGATTTTGAAGAAGCTTCCGCTCCATCTCAACAATTTAATACTGGTTTTGCATTTGATCCATTTGTAATTAAAGCAGATGCAAAAAGAATTGTAAGTTCAGATTCAGCTAGAGAAATAATATCAAAAGCTTATAATGCTGGACTTCCAGGTTTACCAAGACCAATAACTAAAAAATTAGCTTCGCAAGGTTTTATACCTAATTTCACAGCTTTAAGTGAATCTATTGATAGAGAATTATCCGCAGGAGTATCACCATCTAGAATCAGAATAGGTAGAGATAAAAGATTAACTTCTGCATATAATCCTTTAGGATTAGGAGTATATAACACTCAAGATGAACCACTTGGTTTAGGCCAAGGAGTTTCAAGATATGGTTCAAGAGCTAAGAATGCTGGCGCAGCAAGTGGATTTATACCAAGTTTTGCTAATATTCCAACTGTTCAACCTGTTGGAGGTTTGGGCATGATAAAAGATGAAATGGCTTTATCTAGAGCTGTAGCTCAAACAAGTAAAAATGTCAAACTCATTGAAACAACAACCGATAAATTAGGGAAAAATTTAGAAGGTTTAAATAATAAATTTTTAACATTATCTATAGGTCTTCCAATATTAATTAATACTATTTCTCAATTTGTACAAGACTCTCCTCAATTAAGAGGTGCAACTACTCTTTTAAATAATCTTACTAGTTTTGGTTTTGCTGGTCAAGCATTAGGTGGAGCAAAAGGAGGAAAGATCGGATTGGGAATTGGTACGGTTCTTAGTATATATCAAATTATAAAAGATTTAGGAAATGAAGATTTAAAAACACAACTTAGAGAATTTGAAAATTTAAGACAAGAAATTTCTGATACAGGAAATGGACTTCAACAATTACTTCCTCAATTAGAAGAATATAGAAAAATTCAATTCTCTGATTTAGATGAGATATCAAAAACTCAAGCATTAGAGCAGTTAAAAGAAAATATTTTAAATACTCTACAAAAAATTCCAGAAGAATCTACCGCAAAAATATTACAAGCATTTGAAAGCGGTGAACTTGATAAAATACCTATATTATTAAATGAATCATTGTTTAAAAAATCTGCAGAACTTATAGAAAGAGAAACAAAGTTATATTTTGATACATTATATCAAAGAGGAATAAAATCAGGAGATGAACCTGCTATTGCAAAAGGTTTATTACGTGGACAAAGTCCAACTACAGGCAGAGGTTTTGTTTCTAGTTTTATAGAAGCAGAAGGAGGGAGAGAGCGTACTCAAAATATTATAAATAATTTAGATAATATAGCAAAAAATAGAGATGCGGTTCTACAAGAAGCCGTACTTGCGATAAGAGAGAATCTACCTTTATCACAAAAACCAGCTGGCCTCAAAACTCTTAGTGAAGCTGAACCAACTTGGGCAGATCTTGAAAGAGATATAGGATTAATGACGAAAGATTTTACAGGTGGATTAAAATCTGGAGGAGTGAATTTCTTACTTAATAGAGGATTAAGTCCAGAAAATGCAGCAAAAACTTATATTGAAACAAATAATACTCTTGATGATGTTCTAAATCAAGTTAAGGGCATATATTACGCAACTGAAGAAGGTAAAAAATATTTTGATGGAATTACGTTTAAAATAAAAGATCAAAGTTTAACTTTAGATCAAGAAAATGCAATTATAAAAGAAATAAGAACTGATTTACAAAAAAGACTTGGCCTTAGTAAACAAATTAATAAAAAACAAGAGCTTATTATTAGAAATCTTGAAGATTTTGAAAATTACTATGCACAAGATATAATAACAGAATCTCTAATCCGAGACTTTGGTCTAAGATTAGATAAAAGTAAAGAGTTTGCGCCAGAACGAATGATGGGAAGAGAATATGGTAAATTATTCCAAGGTATAAGAACAGAAGTAATCAATCAGGCTGATAGAGCAATTTTATCCGATCAATTAATTATTGGAGAGAAAAAATTAAAAGAACAAGTTGATAAAAGAATTATAACTGAAGATCAATATATTCTAGCATTACAAGCTCTTCAAGAAAGTTCGATAACTCTTAATAAAAGACAAAGAGGATTATTATTTGCAGAAGATTTTAGAACATCAAGGCAATCAACAAGAGAAAAAAATATTTTATCAAATCAAACAAAATTAACAGATTTTTCTGATGCTTTCTTTGATGAATTTGATTATAGAACAGAAGATGCATTTAGAGACGCTCAGTTAGGCGCAAAAGAAACTGCGAGAACAATTAAAAGCGAATTTAATAATGCTTTCTTTGATTTTGCACAGGGTACAGCTACAGCTGGTCAAGCTTTTGAAAAATTTGCATTAAATATATCTAATAAAATACAACAGTTGGCGCTTGAATTTAGTACAAATCTTTTATTTGGTAAGCTTTTTGGTAGTACAAGTAATATATTTGGTTTGGGCGGAGGTAGTGGAGGGGGCGGATTTGGTAGCCTTTTTGGATTTAAAAAAGGTGGTATTATTAAGGGATATTCTTCTGGTGGGAATGTAACTGGTGGATCTGGGACAAAAGATGATGTTCCCGCCATGCTAAGTCAAGGAGAATATGTGATAAGGAAAAGCGCGGTTAAAAAATATGGTTCAGAATATTTACAAATGTTGAATGAAGGAAAAGTACAGAAAAAATTTTCTGGTACTTTAATTAAGGAAATGTTAAGTGGACAAGCCTTTGGAGCATTGACGGGTTCAATGTTAGGAATGAGCGAGGCAAGAGCTGGGACTCCAAAAGATGTTGCTCTAGCTAAATATTCAGGTTTAGGATTATCTGCAACATACAATGGACAACCTGCTAGTTCAATTCAACAAAAAACATTTAATTCAACTTTCTTACCAGTATTCTCTAGTTTTTATGATCAAACTGCGGCTCAACTCGCGGCTGCTAGAAGCGTATCCTCAACATCCTCAACATCCTCAATGGCCCGTTCTATTTCAAGACCCGATGAAGAAGAATTTTTCAAATATGGCGGAAGAGTAAAAAAATTTGCAAGAGGCGGTGAAGCTTCATTTATAAAAGATAATTATTTTACTTCAAATTTTGATGCAATTACTATTCCAGAGACTGGCCAAACTTTATACCGACCCAAAGAAGGCCAGCCTATTACAGAAGGTTTAAATATTAGGGCGATTTTAGATTCTTCTAACCCTCAAAATGAAGCAAGAAAAAGGGCCGAAGATTATTATATTGATAGAATTAATCAAATTGATGCTTATTTAGAATATGTTGAAGGCGTTCGAAGGTCTAATGAAGAGGCTTATGCAGAAAATCAAAGAATAAATCAAGAAATTAGAGATCAATATAACAAACAAAAAAGCCAAGCCGAGAAAGGAGCATGGCTTTCATTTCTTCTAGGAGCTGGTGCTGCAGGATCAACCTTTCTAGCTTCTGGTGGACAAGTTAAGAAATTTGCAAAAGGAGGATCAAATCAAGATAATATTCCAGCACTCTTAATGGATGGAGAGTTTGTTATGCGTAAAGAAGCTGTAAATTTATATGGCAAAAAATTCTTTGATGATTTAAATACTGGAAGAGTCAAGAAATTCGCGAATGGTGGACCTACTTCAAATGAAAGAACCGAAGGTATTATATCAGATAATAATTACAATTCTGTAAACAATGTAAACATTACAGTCAATATGTCAAATAATCAAAATACATCTACTTCTGAAACAGGTGGCACTAGTAACGAAGAACAAAATCAAAAATTAAAATTGTTGAGTTCACAAATAAAAGATCAGGTTATTAGAACACTTGTTAGCGAGCAAAGACCTGGCGGCATTTTAAGTAGTACCTATTATAGTAAACGTTAATTTATAAGATTAATTTTGCAGAAAAATTAATTAGGTCTTTTTCGGAGATGATTTGGTTTTTATTTATATTTAAATTTTCAGAAAGGTATTCGTTTAAAGAATTTAGATTATAAGAATATTTGAATAAAAATGTTATATATTCCTTATTATCTATTAGAGTTTTATATTTTTCTTCAAATTTAAGATTTGAACTTGTATCTATATAAAACTTTTCATTATTATAATATAGTGTTATAAATTCAATATAAATATTACATATGTTGTCTATTTCTTCAATATCTATTATCTTAACATCTTTAACCCCTTGATTTTGAAGATAATCAATATCTATAATAATATCCTCATAATCTGTCATATTCTTAGCATAATATCCAAGATAATCACTATTAAGATTGTAAGAATTATCTTGTATTGTATCAGTATTTAGATCGTCAGATAAGCAAATAGTTTTGTTGTCTTGATTTTTATTTAATAATGGGAAATATTTATTAAATGTTATGCCATTTATATTTATATCAGCATTTAGACAGTTTGTATTTAAACTATCTTTATTAAATAAATATATATAATTTTGATAATATATTAATGTTTCATTATTAGAAACTTGTTTGTATATTTTGCCAATGTCAAAATATTGATTATTAAAAAATTCTTTATAAAAATTATTAATATCATCTTCTTTCTCATTTTGCTCTAAAAGGAATTTATAGAGTTCAGATTGAAAGTAATTTAATGGTATAATTCTTATATTTAAATTTTCAGATATTTCTACTAAGTCAATTTCTTTAAATGGAATAGTCAATAATATATCATCTCCATTAATATCTAAGGCTTTTTCTTTAACATTCTCTATAAATAAATTTGATAATTTCTTTTCTTTTATGAATCTATTAGAAATATCACTTAATATTAAAAATGAAAAAATTTGTTTTTCCTCAAAATATTTCTTATTTGTCAAAATTTTTATATTAATATAATCATTACTTCTATAAATTTTTTTAAATAATAAATTTTTATTTACATTATCTAATTCAGCGTACTCTGCATTTAATTCGAAATCACCTTTTCCGTCATTATTATAATCTATGTCAAATATTATTTTTTTATAAAATCCTATTTTATTATTAATTTTTTTATAATGAGAATAATTATCGTAAAAATTATATTTAAATATATTCTTTGCTCGACTTGTAGATATATTAGAGAAAAATTTTGTTTTTTTACTAAATTCTAACTTTTCAATTCTATATTCTATAATAGGCTCGTATTCTTTTAACCCGATATGAGTTTTTATAATAATATTATTTTCATTTTTTATATTTATATTATAAGAAGGAAAATCTACATTTATATTATAATTTTCTAACTCAGGTATATTTCTGATTGTTTCCCATTCTAAAGTTAAATTTAAATTATTTATTTTCATTTTAATAGATATTAAATCCTGAAGCCTGTACTGTAAATATAGAAGCCTGTGCAGTTAAGTTGTAAGAACTATTAACTGGAGAACTTCTTTCGCCAATACTATTTTCTGAAAAAACTCTAAAATAATATATACCTGCACCTGTAGGAGTTAAAAATGGGGGTATAGTTCCAGCAATCCAATCCGTTGTTGTTAAACCTGTTCTTATATTTTGCGAAGACAGAACTCCAACTAAATACTGCTCTGGTGCTTCAACAGAATTTAAATAATTAACGTATGGTTTTGCATATACATAATATAAACTATTATTTATATTATCTTGAGGAATAATATTATACATTATACTATTTATTCCACCTTGATTTGTCGTAAAATGAGTACCATTACATGGACTTGTAGCACAGTAAGAATTTGAGCTTGGACTGCGAAATATACCGCTTAAGAATACTCTAGGAGCCACTGGGGATGCAGCCTTAATTGGAACATTTACTAAATTACCAATATTATCTATATCTTCATATTTTTTATCATTATATTCCAGCGCATTTATTGAGAATACAGAATCTTCTTTTTCCGAAATATTTAATATTCTATATTTTTTAGGTTTATTTAAATATGGTTCTAAATAATAACCTGGATATGCTATTCTAGAGTCATTATTTATCGGAGATCTTATTGTGTTACTTTTATTAAAATTATAATTATTTTCATTTAGATCTATAGTCCATACCGTATTTTGTGGTAGATTGTAATTTATATTATCTAATAGAGTTGGAAATGTTACTTTAATATTTTTTGAATATATATCATTACCACTTTCTATAGCTATAGATGGATTATTTATTTTTATAGATTGCACTTGACTTCTTCTTAAGAAAGAATTATTAATACCTGTTGTTCCTGAAGAAGTTATATCCATTCCTGTAATGTACATATCTCCCATTTGTGTTCCTGGATTTAAATTATAAGTTGGTGTAAGAATATTAATGTTAAAATCATTTAAAACTCCAGTTAAAAAGTTTAGATTAGATGCATTAGCTTTAACATCAAGAATTGCATATGCGTTTGTAAGTTGGAGTGTGCGTCCTCCATATACTTGATTTTTTCTATTTTGATCATAAACAGAAATAATATCTCCAGGTTTTAAAAATATGCCTTCTAGTCCTGCTTGAAAATCTACAATTTCTGTTTCAAAGTTATCCGTAGTAAGGATCCATTTTCCTATTCTTTTGGCTTGATTTTTACTTGTGCAACCAAATGCGGATATTTGTGTTTCTCTAATACCATATTTTAAAATAGCTTCTTTATTCTCTACGTATTCAATTGCAGGTTTATAATTATCATTTTCATCATTATATCTTACAAAAGCTACAGTTTTTCTTGATTTTTTTGATGAATCTGAATAATTAAAATCTCCATTTAATACATTACTATTATTAAAAATATATATCGGTTCTTTTAATGAGTCTTGAGATACCGTAATTTGTCCTGCTGAGTAATAAACAATTGCTCTAAATATACTTGCCATATCATTTAAAACTTTATAAGCTTCTTCTTTTGTATTAATGTATAAATTACATTTAAATCTTGGCTCTAACCCTCCGGATCCATCTGATACAAGTTGATCACAATATTGAGCAATTTCATATAAAGTCCATTTATCAGTTAAAGTTGAATCAATATATTTTCCTAAACCATATCTATTATTTGTAATTAAATCATAGAAACACCAAGCTGGATTATCTGTCCATGCTACTTTAAACTTACCATTCCAAGGACCAGTATAATTTTTAGTAATTGGATCATAATTAATTGGAACTTTGACTTTTAGTAGTCTTACGTTATAAGATCTAGATGGAATCTCATTAAAATACCTAGCGTCAAATTTAGAAAATACCAAAGCTGCATCTGGATAAACAAATCTATCTGAATAAACTTCAGTAATACTATCTACATATGAAGCATTACCAATACCTGCATTTATAGACTCTCTAGTAGTTTTAACTATATCTATAGCCCAGCCAATTTGATTTGGAAAAAGTCCAAAAGACGGAGAATTTTCTGCGTATGGCCTTAGTGCAATTTCATAAGTTATAATACATGGTGATTGACTAATCTTACCGTATGCGGCTATTTCATCATAAGAATAATAATTTCTTATATATGGATAATATTTAGAAGTATCTAAAACTATTTTTTCTCCATTTTTTAAAACTCTACTAACTAAGAATCTAAACGTAGCTAATTGTCTTTCTACATCTCCAGCATTTGATCCAGTTAATATATTTTCATAAAGAGAACCAAGTTTTATATTTATTTTGATTGCGGAAACATCTGTGTTATAAATATAATATGTCTTTGGAGATAAAATCTGAGTTAATCCACTTACTGTATAAAATCCATAAAGTTGATCACCGATAGACTTTGTAACAGAAGTTTCTAATGGAATTTTATTTATATCTACTTGTTGACCAAAATAGTTATATCTATCTTCATATAAGTTTATGTAAGGATTGTAAATAGTATGATTGTTAGTTTTTTCTCCATACGTAAATTTATAATTTGCATATTGAAAATTAAAAAATCCTGCTTGATCCGTTAATGGTGTGTCGTTCCAAATTATAGATCTAGTTTCTGGATTACTTTGCGTATATGGTTGAAATGTTACGCTATTATATCCAATATCTCCAGTTGTTTTGCCACTTAAATTATATATATATATTCCACTAACAAAACCTTCAATTGGTCCTTCTGATATTAAATCAAGAATTTGAACTTCTGCTATTGTATTAAATGCTCTAGAATTTTTAAATCTTTCTGTAATTATTGAACCGTTATCATGAGGTTGGGTTCCAGCTTCTACAGCTGCAATTTCACTAACACCATATATAGTTCTTAAATCTGGTGCATTAAATTTATTTAATGCTCGAATTCCATTTCCATTAAAGTCAAGAACATATCCTTTCAAATTTGAGGGAGCATTTGGAAATAAACTACAACCAGTTAATACTGCTAATGGAGTATATCTTGTTGCGAATCCGCTTGGACCATATCTATAAGCAAAAGCTGTACTTGTTGGACCAGCGAATGGAACTACACTTCCACTAAAAGATAAAGATACTGCTCCTCCATCAAGATCTTGAGCGGTGCTTTCTGGAAAATTATAACCACATGCACCAATTCCAATATTTCCTGGAAAAAGTAAATATTGTAAACCATCTGCATATTTATTAGAATTACCCATAAAATTAGAATGGACTACTCTGTAACGGGGTTTGTGTTACTAGATAGCCTTTTGAATTAAATAAATATTGTTGAAGTCCTTGATAATCAATCTGTAATGTTGCATCGTTATAATCTGATAGAAATGTTCTATAAAAGATATCATAACTGCTAAAAACATTATTTCCACCTATAGTTAGTTGGCCGTATCCTATTGGTACAGGACCTCCTTCTCCCATTGTGTTAACTGGTCCATTAAATAAATATGAAGTTGGGCCACCGGCAACGCCACCTTCTCCTTGCATTGGATTTACTTGTTGCGCTGTAAATGGTACAGATGGAGGAGGTTTAGATAATAACTGACTTGTTCCAGCTGCGATTAAACCAACACTTGCTACACCTAGAGCAATGGCAAAAGGTAAAGCTGGAGGAACAAATACGCCTAACAAAACTGCCCCAGCTAAACCTAGAGTCCCACCTGCAACCATTCCCCATGCGCCAGAACCAGTTATTTTTGGAATAATATCAATTGTATGTATTTTATTATTTAATTCAAGAAATAATTCAGAATTTCTAACATCTTCGATTGATTCAAATTTTTTATCATCTATAATTAATTTATAACTATTTATAAGTATTTCATATTCATATTCATTCAAATATGTTATTAACCATTTTCTTAATTTTTTTGTATTTGCTTCAATTGCTCTTAAGGCCTCAGCAACGCTTTTTACATCAAGATTCCATTCTTGACCAAGCTCTGCGCCTAGTTTTCCGTGTAAATTTATTTTAATCATTATTTTCTCCTAAAAAATGCATATAATCTTTTTCTATAGAAGTCCGAATAGTTTTCTATTTTAGAAAATCCATTCATGGGTTGATGTAAAATTTTATCATCACCTAAATATAAAGCAAAATGTTTAGGATTTTTATCAAGAAAGAAATCCATAAAAAGTATATCATTTATATGATATTTATTATCTTTTATTAATTCAAAATTATTCTGTTGGAAATATTTAAATATTTCACTTTTTATATCCATTTCTATAAGTGATTTACGATAAAAAGTACGATCATAATTAAAATTAATATTTAATTCATTTCTATAATAATCCTCAATAAGTTTAAAGCAGTCATATCTACCATGTTCATAGTATCTTCCAATGTATTCATTCTTTATTTTTATTGGTTCGTAAATTTTTAGAATATCATGATTTATATTATACATAATAATTGGCACCATTAAATTTTCTGAACAAGTTTTATCTTTTTCAGTAATTTCTTGATTTTCGTTTGTATGGCTATGATATATATAATATATTTTTTTATATTTTTGTTTTACTTTTAAAAAATCTAAACTTAGTATTTCAAAATTTTCTTTTGGATTTTGTGATATATTGTTGATAGGAATACATCTAAATTTTTCGTCTTCTTGAATTATAAAACCACAGCATTCATTTGGATTATTTAATAAAGCTTCTTTTTTTATGAAATTTTTTATCTTTTTATCTATCATATTACATTTGAGGTTGATTTGTTCCTGGAAAACCACCGAATGGTAAAAATCCATTTAAATAATTTCCATTGGCGTCTTTAGGTATTCCATGTGAAATTTCTGACGAAGGATTTTCTGCCCCAGGTCTTCTTGGGAAATTAATTAATTCATTATTATTTCCAGTAATAAATAAACTCCTTTCTCCAGTAGTATATAGCCATGTCATTCTATTTCTTGTTTGTGTATATGTTTCTCCATTTCGATTTGTTGGCCATATTATAGGTCTAAAAGCAGGATTTTTTAACCACCTTAATCTACAGGCTGATATACTTTTTGAACAACTATCTGATGTCCAATAGTTTTTATTTGGTGGAGCATTAAAAAAATCAGATAAATGATTATTAGTACAAACATAATAAAATTTAATATTTTTTGTAGATAAAAATACAAAATCTCCAGAAATATAATTATAATTATTTTGCCATAAACCAAGATTTCCAGCTCCGCCAGTAATTCTTAATATTGCGTTTTGTGCATTTAAATGTACTCCAGTATCAAATACTCCTCCTTGACCTATAAAAAGTTGATCGTTTTCTGTTGCAACTGGTGGTGCAGTTTGTAGTCCTCTTATTTGATATGGAGAATTTTCAATACCAGCATAAATACCACTATGAAGAGATGTCAATCTACTATCGTATTCATATAAACATCCTTCGCCTCTATATTGAAATGGACATTTTATAGATAAAAGTGTTCTTCCTGGAAGTGTTAAATTTTCTAAATCTAATATTGAAGCTAAATCATATTGAATTGTATCTTTTGTTTCTAAAGATTTTCGATCTATATAATATATATCCTTAGGTAATTCCATTTCATATAATCCAGTTTGAGGATTGAATATATTTATATCCCCAGAGAAATTTGATCCATCTAAATATTTTAAAAATGTTTTTATTCTTGTAAATTTTGCTCCAACTATATCTCCTAAAGATTGAATCTGCATACGTAAATATCTATAAAAAGAATTTGCAGAATAATCTGGAGCTAAATTAGATATTGATATTCTTGGTGTGGGTAAAGCTCCTGCAGAAGTATATTCAAATCCTTCTGTAGATATTGGAAATGGATAATAGAAATTATTTTGCCATTTGATTGCGCCATATTTCTGCGGACTATTATCTGTAGAGATTTTAAATAAATTGTAATCATTATATACTCTAAAAACACCATTACTAATTGGTTGATTTTCTATTGGATAATTTATCGTTGTTGGTGCAATTTCTGAGATATCTAATTCGTAAAGAAAAATTTGTGTTGATGGAGACAAAGAAGAAATTTCTGTATTTATAGATCTAGAACCGCTAATTAAATAATTATAAACTTGAGATGATGGTATAGTTGGCATAATTATTATACAGGTGTTTCTGTGAGATTAACTTCTATGTTATAATTATTATAAGAAATATAATTTACACTCCAATTAAATGAAGTAAATTTTGTAATTAAATTATTAGATAATTTAGAATATATTGTAGGCATATTATATACAAAACTTTCTTGACCATTTCTTTCTTTTAAAAAATGAAGTATAGAAACTGTTTCTAATTCATTCCTATTTTGAAAATTTAAATTTAATTCAATTAAATCATTATTTATACCATCATTTAATCTTTGTTGATATCCATTACCAAATTGGTTTATTTTTAATTTTGGTTTATGTTGAATTGATCCATTATAAGATGGTTTCCACCAAAAATTTGGGTATAAAACATTATTTAAGGAAATATATCCATCCCAAGTTGAACCTAAATATGAAGGACTAGTACTGGTTGGATTTTTATTTTGGTTGTTATTAATTACAGAATAATAAAACCTTCCATCGCTACCTATTACAATATCGAACTTATTGTATGTAGCTGCCTCGCTCCAGTTAGGAACTGTATCATAAATACTAGCCATATACCTTTTACCTCTTATAATTTACACTTAAAAAGAAGTGTAATTATATTTAATGTTTAATGTTTATTCTATAGAAAATCAAAATTTTTATCTAAATAATTCTATTGTATCTGGAATACAGAGTTTAGATGTATCTTATAATAATAATATTGATTCATCATTAGCTATACAAGATTCTAATTCTAATTATTTTATTTCAAATCCTATAGCTGCAAATTTAAATATAGAATACTTATTAAGTGAAAAAGATAGTTTTATAAGTTTTATAACTGGAAATTCTTTTGAAGGTAAAGTAGAATATGGAAATAAATTCTTTACTTTTTCTAGTGGTTATTTAACAAATTATTCTTTAAACTATAAGTTAGGACAATATCCTAATGTTAATATTAAAGGTATAATTTTTGGTGAATTAGGAAATAATTTTGGGGTTTTTGAATATATTCCAAATAAATTAAATAATTTTACAATAGCTGATAATTGTTATGCTGATTTAAATTTAAATGAAATAAATTCTAATAGATTAGAATCTTTTTCTATAGAAGTTGAGACTGTTCGTGAACCAGTATATACTATAGGAAATTATTTACCTGATGATGTAATTATTAGATACCCTATAGATATCAATTTAAACCTTAACTTTTCTATAAGCGAATATAATCAACAAAAAGTCACAAATATATTTACTGGAATTACATCGTATCCAGCTATTATAAAAATAAAAAAATATAATTCTAATATAGATCTTTTAACATTAAATTTATCTGGAATTATTAACAATCAGAGCGCGATAAATTATAGTTTAAATGATGATGCAAAGTTAACTATAAATCTTAAAACTCAAATACTAAATAATAATTTAAATTTAGATTTTTTTACATAACCACTATATAATACTTTATATGACTATTGATAAAATATTAAGTTCTCCATCATTTTTTAATATCTTCATGAAAAATGATACATTCTTTAATTCATTGAAAAATAAATTTCCAGATATTTTGGCAGATTTAGTAAGTTCTAGAGATAATCCAAATTGTTCTTGCAGAAATAGGGTGAGAGTATATTTAAGTCCAAAAACTGTTACAGAGGCTTCATATTTTGAAGATCTTTTAAATAATGAAGAAATTAAAAAATTAATAGAAGAAAATAAAACAGAAATTGAAAAAAATCAATCTATTATAACTGGTCCAATAATGCCTATGCCTAGTCAAATTAATATGTTTTTAAGTAGTGGAGGCAAAGTATTTAAAATTGGAAAAGAAGAGCAAGATTGGAAGAATCTTTGCCAAAAGATTCAAAATGATAAACTTTTATTTAGATCTTTTTCTATTTTAGAAAAAGAAGATCATTTATTAATTTATTTTGTTTAAATTAAATGTTTTACCAATTTTTAATATATCTTTTTGTTTCTCTTGGCGTTACATATGCTTGGAGTGATACAGAAATAGCAAGACCATTTAGAAATTTTATAGCAAAAATTCCATATATTCACAAACCATTATTATGTCATGAATGCTCTAGCTTTTGGATATCTTTAGCAATTAGTTTTTTTATTAATCCATTTATTGGATTAACATACCCTATAATTAGTAACATTTTTAGTGCTTTTTGTGGATTTTTTATTAATTTATATTTTGTAAGAAATAGTTTAATTCGATATAGAAATTAAAATAATTCTTTAGAAAATCTAGTGTAATATATTGCATGTCAAGTTGCAGTCAAAATTGTGAAAATTGTGGTCCAAGTTTAAGTCTTTTTAGCATAGGAGCAGCAGCAGCAGTATCTCCAACTGCGTTTGGATGCTTAAACGGAGACCCTTTACCCGAAGGTACTCTTGGTTATCAAAGTTATTCGTCTTCGGACGCTGGTAGTAGCAGTTCTTCATCTAATCTGAATTGTTTTTGGCATATTGGCGGAGATACTTATGCTTCAGCAATTTATAATAGTAATTATTATAGCAATGGAAATGCTAGATCAAATTATAGTATAAATAGTACAGTAGATGGGTATGGAAGATATCTTGAAGATATTACTGCCTCCAGTACTGTAAATGCAGCCGAAAACTATAAATCCAATAGTTTTGCTTATTATGGAGCGCCTGGTCCATGTTCTGCCACAAATGCCAACTCAAATGGTAAAACTAATATAAACTGTACTTTTGTAACATGTGATTTTAGTCAATGCGAAGTGCAGCCATGCGGCTATTATGAATGCCAAGAAGATTGCGATTATTCTTCTACTGATACTATGTGCAGGGCAGGTTGCGGAGATAATTGTAGTCCAACTACTGAAAATTATTCCAGTGATGGTTGTGGAGGAGTTGGAGAATGTGGTCCATTAGTAGGAAGTTGTACTCGTGTAAATTGTAGTAGTTCAACATTCTCTCAATATGAGCCTACTTCTGAATATGATTGTTATACTGCTAATTCTATGAATAGTTCAGATAGCTCAAGAAGAGTATCTAAGCAAATAACCCTTAGTAAAGCTAAAGGTTTTTCTAAACAGTCTGTTAATACACGGATATCGATCTTGCAGAATAATACAGCGCAAAATCCTTGTGGAAGTAATTGTGGAAATGGTAAAGATGCTTGTTGGGGAGGATATGGAGGATTTGAACCTATTGATAATACAAATAATTCTTACTATTCTCGTGTTAAAATAAAAATTGCTGCTTCCAGAGAACAGATGAAAGACTATTCAAGCGTGGAAGGAAAAGTTTATTTTTACCAAGATTCCTTGCCAGGATGTTGTGGAGGTGGAAATCCTATTATAACAACAAATTTTTCGCTAAGCTCATCTGCGAATTTCCAAAATGGAACCATGTGTGCAACAGACGTTTATAATTTTGAAAACGATTCTATGCAAGCTTACGTAGGCTCAAATATAATTGCTTGCGCGAAAATTGATCGTTTAACTTTAAGTTAACGTTAAATTCTTTTAATTCTGTCAATTAATTTATTGGTGTAAAATATTGCATGTCAAGTTGCAGTCAAAATTGTGAAAATTGTGGTCCAAGTTTAAGTCTTTTTAGCATAGGAGCATCAGCAGCAGTATCTCCAAGTGCGTTTGGATGCTTAAACGGAGACCCTTTACCCCAAGGTACTCTTGGTTATCAAAGTTATTCGTCTTCGGACGCTGGTAGTAGCAGTTCTTCATCTAATCTGAATTGCTTTACATATATCGG